AAAACGTATTAAAAATGGATTTAAAAGAAAGAATTAAAGTAGCTCTAGGATTAAATGACGAGAGCGAAGTAACTAAAGAGGTAAACCTTATGTACGAGGACAAACTAGCAGACGGTACTATTATAGTATCAGAGGCGGACGAACTAGCGGCGGGCGTACTTTTAAATATCTTATCAGAGGACGGCGTACAGACGCCACTACCAGAGGGCAACTACTCGTTAGAGAGCGGCGTAACTTTTAGCGTAGACGCTGAGGGTATCGTAACAGAAGTAAACGAGGCAGAAGAGAGCGAAGAGGTAGAAGAGTCAGTAGAAGAGGTAGAGATGAGTAACGAAGAGGCTATCTTATTAGAAGTTGGCACAGTAGTAAAAGAATTATTAGAAGAGGTTAGAAACGATATAAGCAGACTAACGGCAGAGTTAGACGAGGTTAGAGGTTTAAACTTATCTAAAGACGAAAATATAGCGGAGCTATTAGACGAAAATACTAACTTATCGGCACAAGTAAAAGAGCTTAACGAAAGCCCTGCTACTGAGCCTTTAAAAGTATCTAAGTTTAACTCAGTTAAAAAAGAGGTAACGCCTACCGAATACAACAAAATGACGGCGAGACAAAAATATATGTATAATTTTAATAAAAATAACTAAAAAATGGCAATAGCAATTACTAACAGTACTTACGCAGGCGAACACGCAGGCTTGTACATTTCGGCGGCTTTAAAACAAGCTCGCACAATGGAGTTTTTAACAATCAGAGAAAACATTAACTACAAAGAAGTAGTAAACAAAGTAGCAGGGGCTAACTTAATTAAAGACAGAAGCTGTAATTTTGATGAGCAATCGGCTACATTAACTTTAACTGAGAGCGTTTTAGAGGTAAAACCTTTACAAGTAAATATTGACATTTGTAAAAAGACTATGCTATCTGACTGGAGCGGGCAGCAAGAGGGCGACTTTGTAGCTTACGCTACGTCTTACTTAGCGGCATCTATTGCAGACGCTACTGAATTAGCTATCTGGCAAGGAACGGCAGGAGGTAACGGCTCTTTTGCAGGTATTTCGGCTACGGGTATGGCTACTAGCTCAGCATCAGCAGCTTACTCAGCAACTAACATAATCGCTAACTTAGGGCAATTAGTTGCGGATATTCCTGCTAACGTATATATGGCAGACGATTTATATATCTTTATGAATAAGAAAACTTATCGTTTTTACATTAACGCTATTTCGGCTTTGTCGGCTTTCCCTTTCAACAATATGGGGCAGTACGAGCCAGTATTTGAGGGCGTAAAAATTGCGGTAGTTTCAGGTTTACAAGACAACGTAATGTACGCAGGGCAAAAATCTAACTTTTACTTTGGTACATCTTTAAGCTCAGACTTAACAGAGATTAGAGTACTAGATATGGCTAACCTAGATGGGAGCGATAATATTAGGCTAGTAGCAAAATATACGGCGGGCTGCCAAGTAGGAGTTGCTGCTGACTGGGTAAAACAATCATAAATTAATAACTGCTAAGAGGTAGGGGCTAAAGCCCTTACCATCTAAGCACCTAAAACTAAAAATAATATGGCTTGCGAATTAACAAAAGGGCGTAGCTTAGACTGTAAAACTAGTACGGGTGGTATTAAAGCGGTTTACTTTGCTCAATTATCAGATTTAGTACTAACAAACATAGAGGCGGGCGTAATTAGCGATATAGAATTTGCTAGTGGTGCGACTACGGCTTTATATAAATATATTTTGCCAAGAGGTACGGGCTCTTATACAGAGACTTTAACGGGTAGCTCAGAAAACGGAACTTATTTTTATGAGCCTACTGTAAATATTATGTTACACGCTATTACGTCGGCTGACCAAAATGAGATTAAATTACTAGCTCAAAATAGGCTTGTAGTATTTGTAGAGCTTAACGCTAGACTATCTACGGGCGGGCATAATACTATACTTTGCTTAGGTGGCGAGAATGGCTTAGAGCTTACAACTGGAACGGGTGCAAGTGGTGCGGCTTTTGGAGATATGAGCGGGTACAATCTTACCTTTGGAGGTATGGAGCGTTTTCCTTTATCTGTAGTAGCTGACTATACTAGTACGCCTTTCGATAACTCAGCGTTTAACGGTGGCTCAGCTATAACTATAGTAAATAGCTAATTAGTGAATAACTAAAACATATCTAATAAAAGAGGGCTTTTAGCCCTTTTTTTTTGGTATAATCGAAATAAAAGCGACTATTTTATATATTATAATATGATAAGGTTAAATAAAACTAGTACGGGTACACAAAGTAACACTATAAAACTTAGCCTTAATAGTAAAAGGCTTTACGATATCAGTATAACATCTTACTTTTTTATAAAGGTAGTTAATGATATGACTAAAGACGAGCAATTTGTATACCCTACAGTAGCTAGTACGACGTCTAGGTATGTTACTTTTACTTTTACAATGGTAGATAGTGGCGCTAGTGCCTCACAGTTTAGGTTTACGCACGAGGGTTATCATACTTATACAATGTATAACGTAAGGCTTAACGATTTAACTAGCGACGATACTTTAACAAGTGCCGATATATGCGAGCAGGGTAAACTATACTTTAACACTACGCTACAAGAAGAGGTAAGTTATACACAATATACGCCTAATAGTGCAAATAACGATAACATATTAAACAATAACACAGTATATTTAAAAATATAAAAAATGAGCTATAAAAATAATACACAACTTTTAAGAGAGCAACTAGGTAAAGAGGGAGCAGTAGATATATTTACTACCGCAGCACAAACAGAGAGCTTTTACGCTATACAATTTCTTAACGAAAGCGTTATAACTAATTGCACTATTACGGGAGCAAGTAACGACGCAGGCTTAGACGGTAAAACAATGCCCGCAGGTACTGTAATTTTTGCACCGTTTACGGCGATAACTTTAACTAGTGGTTTAGCTATCGGATATAAAAACTAAAAGTATGTTTTTAGCACAAGCTTTTAAAATACAAAGTAGAGTAAGTACGGCGGCTATTAACTTATTAGATATAGCAGGATTACAGTTATGGCTAAAAAGAGATACGGGTATAACTCAATCGGCTGCGGGCGTTTCTGAGTGGACAGATTCAACTACTAACAATAACGACGCAAGCCAAAGTAGAGACGGCAATAAGCCCGCTTATACGTCGGGCGGTAAAATTACTTTCGACGGCGTTAATGATACTATGATTTTAGACAATCAAATAAATCTAGGAGCTTTTACCATTTGTATAGCTATGAATCCAGACGAAACGGGAACGCTAACAAATGACGCCCCACTAGGTAGAGCGGGTAACGACGTAATTAAACTATACAGAGCAGGTGACGACGAGCGTATAGCTATAAAAGCTAACGGGGTGCAATCAGAAATTAACCCTATGAGCCAAGCGTTTCCTACATCGCAATTTTTACTAACTTGCATACGTAACGCTGCGGGGCTTTTTACGGTACGTATTAACGGTACGCAAGTAGGGACAGTAGCTACTACTATTACAAATTTATTCGACGTAACGCAAATAGGTAGCGGCGACATTTCTAATACTCAATTTAGCGGTAACTTAAACGAGTTTGCTATATGGAACGTAGAGCTAACGGGCAGCGATTTAACTAACGCAGAAAGCGACATAATAAGCAGAAACGCAATTTAAAATGAAAAATAGACTACTAAATATACAACTTACTAACGAGGTACAACCTAAAGTAAGAGAGATTAACGGGCTAGAGTGGGTACAATACGGCGACGGAGAATATAGAAATAACTACCCGATGTACTTAGTAGACTTATACAATAATAGCGCAACACACGCCGCAGTAATTAACGCTACGGCTGCTATGATAGCGGGCGAGGACTTGCTACCAGAAGAGCACGACGATTTAAGCCAATTTGTAGAGCTAAAGAAATTTTTAGGAGCTATAAACGGCAAAGAAACGGCACACGATATATTTACTAAAGTAGCTTTTGATTTAAAACTACAAGGCTCTTTTGCTTTAAATGTTATTTATTCTAAAGATAGAAGTAAGATAGCAGAGGTACACCATATACCAGTAGAGCAGCTAAGAGTAGGAACGCCCGACGAAAACGGTATAGTAAGAGACTACTATATAAGCGCGGACTGGGCACAGTATCGTAAAAAAGAGTATATGCCTAGACGTGTAGCAGCTTTTAACGCTAACGATAGACGAGAGGGCTCGCAGATATTATATACGGGCTTATACTCGCCTGCTATGGAATTATATCACACGCCCGACTATGTAGCAGCTACTAACTGGGTACAAGTAGATAACCTTACCTCAGACTTTCACTTAAATAATATTTCAAATGGATTTAGCGGCAGCTATTTTATTAATTTTTCTAATGGTATACCTACACAAAATGAAAGGGAACAGATAGAGAGACAGATAACTCAAAAATTTACTGGTGCTAATAACGCTGGTAAATTTATTTTAAGTTTCAGCGACGACGCAAATAGCCGCCCCGAGATAGTACCTATACAAGTATCTAACGCAGATAAACAGTATACAGTACTAAACGAGCTATGTATACAAAATATAATGATAGGGCACAGAGTAACCTCGCCTATGCTTTTAGGAGTTAAGACAGAGGGGCAGCTAGGCGGACGTAACGAGCTTACGCAAGCTTATGAGCTCTATATGAATACAGTAGTAAAACCTTACCAAAACACTATTTTAAGGACGTTTAAGCGACTTTTAGCAGTAAATGGGGTAGTAGTGCCGTTTGGTGTAAAAGATACGCAGCCGTTAAATAGTTTATTCGGTGCGGATATATTAAAAGACGTACTAACGCAAGACGAGATAAGAGAAGAGGCAGGCTACGCACCTTTAGAAACTGGCGAGCAGTCAGTAACCGAAGAGGTAAAAATGAGCTCAGACAATATTTTAGACGACTTAATAGACTTATACGGCGAGGACGAAAATTTAGAAGAGTGGGAGCTAATAGACGAAGAGGACGCTACAGACGAACACGAAGATTTCGACTTTCAATATAACATAGAAAAGCTAGAGCTTGCTAGTACTGGTAGAGCAATACCTAACGCTAAAAGCGAGCAAGACGGCGTAAGTACTCAAACGCATAAAACTAAATATAGAGTTAGATACGTATACACTACAGAGAAAACCTTTAACAACGTAAACAAAGGGCTACCTAGTAGAGAGTTTTGTAACAAAATGGTAAACGCTAAGAAAATTTATCGTAAAGAGGACATTATACGAATGGGCTCGCAGGCAGTAAATAAAGGGTGGGGCTTACGTGGAGCAGATACGTACTCTATATGGAAGTTTAAAGGCGGCGGCGACTGTAGACATAAATGGTTTAGACGTATTTATATACAAGCAGGCGACAAAGCTACAAGAGACGATAGAGTAATAACAACTACTAAAGCACGTAGCAGAGGTTTTAAGCCACAAGTAAACGAGCAAGAGGTAAGCGTAGCACCTAAAAATATGGACAATAGAGGTTTTGTAACTAAAAAAATGAGCTAAAATGGCGGTACTATTTATATCAGAAGAGACAATAAAAAATAGCACAACGATAAACGGTAACGTAGACGTAGAGCTATTACTACCATATATTAAAGTGTCGCAAGACATACACGTACAACAATTACTAGGTACTAATTTATACGAAAAGATAGAGGCAGATATAACGGGCGGAACTTTAACGGGTAACTATAAAATTTTAGTAGATGAGTACATACAACCCGTACTAGTGCACTATAGTCTATACGAGTGTATGCCTTTTTTATCTTATAAAATAATGAATAAAGATATAGTACGTAAAATATCAGAGACTAGTACGCCCGCAAGTTTAGAGGATATTAAATATATGCGTAATATCATAGTTAATACGGCACAGTTTTACGCTGAGCGTTTAGTAGAATATCTTAAAAATAATACAAGTTTATTTATAGAGTATAGCAATAATACGGGAGCAGATATGAGCCCTACAAGCGAGGCATACTTTAACGGTATGAACTTAAACACAATACAGAAAAGTACTAGAATTACTTTAAACGACTTTTTAACGCCTGATATAAGCAGAGGTTGCTAATATGTATAAGCCAAAAAAAGAAAACATAACAAAGCTAAAAAGCTATTTAGAAAAGCAAAAAGATGAAAAGCCTAATAAAAGAGAACGCAGACGTATTAAGTCTAAATAGTATAACGGCAGCTATAAGCTTTTCGGCGGTTGAGGAAATACTACAAATAGTACTTTTAGTAGTGTCTATTTTATATACTGTAGATAGGTATATATACTATAGAAGTAAAAGAAAAAATAAAAACTAAATTAGTTTTTTTATTATATCCTAGAAAAATATAGTTTTTTTTATTTACAAAAAAGCGTTAATAACCTTACCTAGTAATTTTAGCCTATTGCATTAACTCAAACTTTTGTTATACTGATATGCTAGCACTAGTAAAATAGCTTAGAACTCTTTAAAATAGGCTTAAAAACGATTTAGACAAAAACAAGTAAAACTATAAAAACTTTATAAAAGCGTCAAAAAATGAGGTACTTTAATTACGAGGAATTTGCTAGCCCCGACGACTTAAATAGCGGTTTGCCGACTACAGACGGCGGTAAAATGAATTTAGATTTTTTACATAAATTAGACGAGGCGAGAGCTATAAGCGGGGTACCTTATAAAATTACAAGCGGTTACAGAACGCCCGAACATAACGCAAAAGTAGGCGGCAGAGTAGGCAGCTCGCACCTTAAAGGCGTAGCCGTAGATATTAGCTGCAGGACGAGCGGCGAAAGGGTAAAGATTTTAAAAGGGCTATTTACCGTAGGCTTAGGGCGTAGGGTAGGTATAGCCTCTAATTTTATACACGTAGACGCAGACTACGATAAACCTAGTGCTATATGGCTTTACCAATAGGCAGTATTATTAAAGAGTTATTTAACGGCGGAGTTACGACGTTAGTAGATGAGGTAGTAACTAGTAAAGAAGAGAAACTAGTACTAAAAAATAAATTAAAAGAGTTAGAAACTCAATATACTAAAGTAGTAGAGGATAATATTACTCAGAGGTGGCAGGCAGACGCTAACAGTAGTATGTTAGCAAAAAATATACGCCCTGCTAGTTTAATATTTCTTTTATTTATATTTGTAGTTATTAGCTTTTGCGACGGCAACTTAGGCGAGTTCACACTAGCAGACGGATATAAAGAAATTTATAGCAGTTTGTTATTAGTAGCGTTTTCGGCTTACTTTGGTAGTAGAGGGCTAGAGAAAATAACCAAAATTAAACAAGATGGCAAACAATAGGTATAGATTAAAACCCAAAGAGGAGGCTCTAATACTTAACTATCGTAAGTACTCTAAAAATAACGTACTAGTTATAGGAGATATACACGAGCCGTTTACTTTAGACGGTTATTTAGAGTTTTGCCTAGAGCAGTATCATAAGCACGAATGTAACGAAGTAGTATTTATAGGCGATATAATAGACAATTTATACGCAAGTTACCACGAAACGCCGACTTGTGCTATGGGTGGCGACAATGAGCTAGAGCTAGCTATAAAAAAATTAGCTAAATGGTACGAGGCTTTTAATAAAGCTACGGTTATTATAGGTAACCACGATAGGCTAATAATGCGTAAAGCTCAGACTAGCAATATACCAAGCAAGTGGATAAAAAGCTATAAAGAGGTGTTAGAAGTGCCTAACTGGAACTTTACAGAGCGTTATGTAAAAGACGACGTACAATATATTCACGGCGAGGGCGGTACGGCTCGTACTAAATGTAGGGCGGATATGATGAACACAGTACAAGGGCATCTACATACACAATGTTATATAGAGCACTATGTAGGGCAAAACTTTAGAGTTTGGGGTATGCAAGTCGGAACGGGTATTAATCACGAGAGCTACGCTATGGCATACGCTAAAGCAGGCAAAAAACCCGCCGTAGCTTGTGCGGTTGTAAAAGACAACGGTACTCTACCTATAAATATACTTATGCCGCTATAGTGCGTAAGT